CCAGATGTTATGGGTAAGAATGCAAGATTCTATGGATCAAGCGCAGGACCAACAAAAATATCTTTATCAGATCCAACAAAACCATATAAGTCTGTAAGTAAGGATACATTTACATATCCTAAAGATCATCCATTAAAAGGAAAAGAAATTAAAAGTGAATATCACAGTAGTTCTGGTATGAACCCGGAGAAAGGAACTAAGAATATTCCAGAGGGGGATCCACGCTTGTATTTTGATGCATATGCGATTAAAGTGGTTCCACTAATGAGAAATACACAAAAAACTTACAAGTCTAAAGGCGGACTTGTGGTGGATATGTTTAAACCAATAAGGTACAATTAATCATGGCAGTAGAAAAAGTAACATCAGAGTTAGCAGAAGAAGAAGTAGTTGAACAACCAGAGGGTCTTCCAATTGACGTAGAAGTTGAAGGCGAAGAAGAAGTTGTTCAAGAAAGTCCAAAAGACGATTTTAATGCAAACTTAGCAGAAGGCATGGACGAGCGAGAGCTTAAGGACATGGCCATGGAGCTTATTGAAGAATACAAAAAAGATAAGACATCTAGAAAAGAATGGGAAGATGCTTATATTAAGGGTTTAGATTTATTAGGAACAAAGTACCAGGAAGTAACAAAACCATTTAAAGGTGCTTCCGGTGTCACGCATCCATTATTAGCTGAATCAGTTACACAATTCCAAGCACAAGCATATAAAGAATTAGTGCCTTCTGATGGGCCAGTTCGAACACAGGTCATAGGTTTACAAACACCGGCTACCGAACAACAAGCAGATAGAGTTAAAGATTACATGAACTACCTGCTGATGGAGGAGATGGAAGATTACACAACTGATATGGATCAGATGTTATTTTATCTACCCTTATCAGGATCTACATTTAAAAAAATATATTACGATGCAATGTTAGATAGACCTGTATCTAAATTTATTCCAGCAGAAGATCTAGTAGTTCCATATTATGCATCTGATTTAAAAGATTGTGAAAGAATTACTCATGTAATTAAAATGACACAAAACGATGTTACAAAAAAAATGGCTGCAGGATTTTATAGAGATATAGAATTAATTGATTCAACTACAGAACCAGATTCAGTGCAAAAAAAATTAAATGAACTTGAAGGCGTTAAAGGAACGGGTGCAGATTATTTAAATACAATTCTTGAAATGCATGTAGATTTGAATTTAGATGACTACGAAGACTTTGATGACAAAGCAAAAAAAATTAAAATTCCATATATTGTAACAATTGATGAAGGTAGTGGAGAAGTTTTATCTATTTACAGAAACTACAAACCAGAGGATGGTTCTTATTCAAGAGTAGAATATTTTGTACACTATAAATTTTTACCTGGTCTTGGTTTTTATGGTTTCGGTTTAACACACATGATTGGTGGTTTATCTCAAGCTGCAACACAATCTTTAAGACAATTAATTGATGCGGGAACTTTAAAAAATTTACCAGCAGGATTTAAGTCTAGAGGTATAAGAGTTAGAGATGATGATCAACCAATCCAACCAGGAGAGTTTAGGGATGTAGATGCACCTGGAGGAAATATTAGAGATCAATTTTTTAATTTACCGTTTACAGAGCCATCGCCTACACTTTACAACTTAATGGGTTTTGTTGTTCAAGCAGGACAGAAATTTGCTGCAATTACAGATTCAAATATTGGTAATGATGCACAAAATAGAGCTGTTGGAACTACGATGGCACTTATGGAAAGAGGATCACGTGTTATGAGTGGTGTTCACAAAAGATGTTACTACGCAATGAGACTAGAATTTAAAATTTTAGCAAGACTTTGTGGTGAATACTTACCACCTGAGTATCCTTACGATGTTTACGGTGGCCCAAGACAAATAAAACAAGCAGATTTTGATAACAGAGTCGATATTTTACCTGTTGCAGACCCAAATATTATGTCTATGTCTCAAAGAGTGACATTAGCACAAGCACAATTGCAAATTGCACAGTCAAATCCACAGATGCACAACTTACACGAAGCATATAGACGTGTTTACGAAGCACTTGGAACAAAAACTATAGATCAAATTCTAAAACCACCACCAAAACAACCTGAACCTTTAGACCCTGCAAAAGAAAATGCACGTGCACTTCAAATGAAGTTGCTTACAGCGTTTGAATTTCAAGATCATGATGCGCATATATCTGCTCACATGGCTTTTATGGCATCGCGAATGGTACAAATTAATCCTCAAGTGTATGCATTACTACAATCACACATTTCTGATCACATTTCATTTAAAGCAAAAGCACAAGTTAAACAAATGATTATGGAAAATCCTGAAATGACACAAATGGCTCAACAAGATCCACAACAATTTGAAATAATGTTCGAAGCTGAAGTTGCAAAGGTTGCTGCACAGATAACTCAAGAATTAGTTCAAACTGAAAACGCTTCTCAGAACAAAGAAGACCCGTTGATTAAAATAAAACAACAAGAAATTGATTTAAGAGCTATGGATCTTCAAAGAAAAGTTGATGAAACTAAATTTAGAGCAGAACAAGAAAATATAAGAAATGCTCAACGACTTGAATTTGATTATGACAGGCTAGCTCAACAAGATGAACAATCAGAGGAACGTTTAGAAGTAGCGAGAGAAAAAATTGACTCAAAAAAGAATTAATTTATTAAGCGGAGGTGTATCTTCAGGACCACCACCTAAAAGAGGGCCAAACCCACAAGGACTAACGCGAAAGAAGTTTAAAAGTGTCAATCAGTACACCAAAAAACTCATACGAAAGTCTTCCAGCAAAGTCTAAATTAATTTTTCTAGCTGGGATATTTGATGGAGAAGGAAGTTTTGGCATTTGGTCAAAGGGAATAGGAAGAAAAAAAGAATTTGCTTGCACAATAGAGATGACAGACCAAGATACTTTGCAAAAATTTGTAGATATGTTTAAAGGTCAAATGTTTCCTTGTAAAATACGAAAACCACACCATACTCCGACCTGGAGATGGCGAGTTAATGGTTACAGGGCTTTCCTTGTAATGGATAAAATGATAGAATTCATGAGTAAAAGAAGACAGGATAAATATTATGTGGTTAAGCGCGATAAAATTGGCGGCACAAGCAGGTACGCACATCTTCAAGAAGCGTCAAGAAACAAAGATGCTGATGGCGGACGCACAAATGATGCATGCAAGAAAAATGGCTCAAGGTGAGGAAGCTTTTCAAGGCAAACTTTTAGAAGCTAGACAATCGGACTGGAAAGACGAGGCGGTGCTCATAATATTATCGGCTCCAATTTTAATTTTGGCCTGGGCAGTCGTATCGGACGATCCGGGAGCGATGGACAAAGTAAAATTGTTCTTCGAGATGTTCTCGCAGCTCCCGTCATGGTTCACAAATTTGTGGATCCTTGTCGTTGCGAGCATATATGGAATTAAGGGAACTCAGATTTTCAGAGGCGGAATGAATAAGGATAAAAAATGAAATATTTAATTACGCTTATTTATCACTGGTCAACTAAGTTAACTTCATGGTCTTGGACAAAATTATATGGAAATAGAACAACAGGGTTAGGGTACAAAAAATGAATTTAGAAAGAGACTTACAAAAATTAAAAAAAGAAAGAGCATTAAAAGAATCTGCAATAGCTCAACTACGTAAAAGAAGTAAAGATTCAGTAGCTAGACCTAGAGCAGAAAAAAATATTCTATCAACTAATCCAGGGATGCAAAAAATATGACAAAGTTATGTGCTAGAGGCAAATCAGCCGCAAAAAGAAAATTTAAAGTGTACCCGTCTGCATATGCGAATGCATACGCTAGCAAAATCTGTGCCGGTAAAATAAAAGATCCATCGGGAACTAAGAAAAAAGATTGGGGACCTAAAAAAATGAAAGTTGGTGGAATTAATACAGATTCCCATATGCAAGAAATGAAAAAGGGTAAGGTTAAAATTAATAAAGTAGTTAAAGCTTTAAAAAAAGCATCTAAATTACACGCAGGACAAGCAAAAAGTTTAAGCACAATTAAATTAGTAAGAGGTGGTGGTGCAGCTATTAGAGGACTTAACTTTCAAGGCGTAAGGTAATGAACAAGAAAGGTTCTTGTTGGGAAGGTTACGTTCAAAAAGGAATGAAGAAGAAAGGGAATCGTATGGTTCCAAATTGTGTGCCTGCAATGAAAACAGGTGGATTAACAAAATGGTTTAATGAAAAATGGGTAGATATTGGAGCAAAGAAAAAAAGTGGCAAGTTTCAAGAGTGTGGAAGAAAATCTGCCAGTGGTTCAAGTCGGAAGTATCCGAAGTGCGTACCACTTGCAAAAGCCACAGCGATGACAAAGTCGCAAAAGGCCTCTGCTGTTGCCAGAAAGAGATCAGTAAGTAATGCAGGGCCAAAACCAGCTAACGTAAGGACATAAAATGTGGAAATGGATAAAAAAACTATTTAGACCTTGGAAATTAAATAAAGTATCACCAGATATTACATCGGTAAAACCTAAGGTGGACTTAACAGGTCTTACTAAAGGTGATATAAAGAAGTTAAAGAAACAAGGAAAAATATAATGTCAGACAGATTAACAGAATTAGATATTCAAAAAGCTAAAAATTCTATTCGTAAGAGAAGAAGTCAGTATGTTGGTAAAAAGCCACTCATGACAAGATCGGAAGTAGACGAGAGAAAATATGCTGGAACAGGTAAAAGAAAAAAAGATAATTCTAGAAAAAGAAAAATATTACAATCTAAATTAAATGAAAGAAAACTAGAGTTGAATAGAAGAAACATGCTTATTAGAGCAAAGAAAAATACTCAAGAAACAAAACCACTTCCTGGAAATGCTATAAAAATGCCTTCAGCTTCTATGCAAGTTGATACAACTACAAGTGCTTATGGAGATGCGGGTAGAGGTAGACCAGTTCCTAGGTTTAAAGAAGGTGGTTATTGTAAAGGTGGTGGTGCTGCAATTAAAGGCACGAATTTTAAAGGCGTTTTTTAGTTTACAAAAACACTAAATAATATATAAATTTGCAATGGGTCTAAGAGCAACATTGCTACAAGCACTAGAAGATAGATATAATGCTCAAATATCTGAAGCTGATGCAACCATTCAAATATATCTAGAAAAACCTGTTGCGATTGGGGAACATCCACAACACATTGACGAAATAGATAAGTTAATAACTAAAATATCAGAAGCAGAAGAAAAATTACAAGTTCTTCAACAATTTAAATTATGATAGGTGGCGATAGTAAAGAGTACGAAATACTAATAGAAGCCTGTGAATCCTTAACATCAGATAATTTATTTACAGTAGAGATAGGTGTGAGGCAAGGACTAGGTTCTAAGTTAATCCTTGAAAACCTTAAACATAAAAAACACTGGCACATTGGTATAGATCCTTACGGTAATATATCTTACCCACATTTTGATAACAAACCATCAATTGTTTGTAATTACACCAATAGTATGAAAGTTGATTTACTAAGAGACTTAAACTTTGAAAATTTTACATTGTACCAATTAGGTGATGATGAGTTTATGAAAAGTTTTTATGATGGTGTACCTATTTACAGAGAAAAAAAAGAAATCATAAACATATATGATCTAGTTCATTTTGATGGACCACACAAAACTGTTGATGTCATCAACGAAGCAATTTTTTTTGGAAAAAGATCTAAACCTGGATCAGTGTTTGTCTTTGATGATTATCCGTATTATGACATGGATGCAGTGTTAAAAATAATAGTAAATGAATATGGTTTTCAATTATTAAAACAAGGAAAAAGTAAAATTTCATTAAAAAGAAAATAATGGACATAGATACAATATCTCTCGTACAACATAGAGTTAAAAAACGTTTAGCTCGACTCAAGTCACACGCTATATATAGTGTTGACACCATTGAGAAACTACAATATGTTAGGGGTCAAATCAGATCTCTTGAGGATCTGCAACAGGATCTTAAAGACCTGCTGACAACAACGGAGTACGATGATGAACAAGTCCACGGAGATACCGAAACGGACTGATGCACTTCTAGATGCTTACAAAGCTAAAGAAGAAATTGAAACAGTCCTTGATCCTAAAGCGATCGATAAATCAACATTAGAAAGTCTTCCAACACCAACTGGTTATAGAATTTTAGTTCTGCCTTATGCAGGACCAAAAAAAACTAAAGGTGGTTTATGGCTTTCCGATGCAACACAAGAAACAATACAAATGACTACAGTTTGTGGTCTTGTATTAAAAATGGGAGATCTTTGTTATCACGATAAAGATAAATTTCCAAAAGGACCTTGGTGCAAACTAAATGAATGGGTTATTTTTAGTAGGTACGCAGGTTCAAGATTCAAAATAGACGGAGGAGAAGTAAGAGTATTAAATGATGATGAAGTCATTTCTACTATAAACGACCCTAACGATATTTTGCACCATTATTAAGGAGGACTAAATGGCAGACATACAAGAAAAAAATCCAGAAGTTGAAATAGACACCTCTGGTGTTAACGAACAAACAATAGAAGTAGACGCACCAAAAGTTTCAGATGAAGCTTTTGAAAAAAAACAAGATGTAGATTTAGGTTATGTAGATGTAAGTGGTGGTGGAAAAACTGCTAAAGAACTTTTACAAGAAACTAAAGAAGAACCTGATTCTGAAGTAAAAACTGAACCACAGTTTGAACAAGTTGAAGAAAAAGAAGAAGAATCTGGTCTTCAAGATTATTCAGACAAAGTTCAAAAAAGGATAAAAAAATTAACCTTTCAAGCAAAAGAAGCTGAACGTAGAGAAAGAGCGGCAGTGGAGTATGCAAAAGGTTTAAAAAATAAGTATGAAGTTGCTGAGAAGAAATTTGAGGAGACTGATACTAACTATTTAAAAGAATATAACGCTAGGATAGATTCAGAACGAGATAAAGCAAAATCTGAATTAAAAGTAGCATTAGATTCTCAAGACGCAGAATTAATTATGGAAGCTCAAGATAAGCTTACAAAATTAGCTGTAGAAAAAGAAAAAGTTTCGATAACTCTTGGTGAAAAAGAGTCTAGAAAAAAAGAAATAGAATCACAACCTGTTGAACAACAAAATCAGGCACCACAACCTCAAATTAGTAATAGAGCTCAAGAATGGGCTACTGATAATGAATGGTTTGGGTCGGACAGAGTATTAACTTCTGCTGCCATGGGAATACATGAAGACCTTTTGCAGGAGGGAATTGACGCGGAGAGTGATGCCTATTATAATCAAATCAACAAACGTATGAAGGAGTATTTCCCTCAGAAATTTGCCGAATCTTCTACTGAAGAAACAACAAAAGCTACACCCGTCCAAAACGTAGCTTCTGTTAGCAGAAGATCAGGTGGACGCAAGTCTGTGAAACTCACCAAATCGCAGGTAGTTATCGCTA